TTTGGGTCGTATTCGAGATACGCATGCGAGCGCGTGTTCGCTGTCTTCCATTTGTCGGCTTCGTGCGGCGGAATCGCGCCCAATGGCACAAGCCACGGGGCACGGGGCGCAAGCGCAACAAGCTCTGTCTCCGCCGAGCGCCAGAAATTGAGCATCTGTTGTGGCCCGATCGCATCGCGCACGAGCGAACGGAAATACCGCTTGCCGCCGTGCATCACCTCCTCGCCCCACACGGGGACAATTGGGATGGTCGATCCAGGCCACTCGGTCTCTTCCAGCACGTCTGCGCCGGAGAGCACGCGACGAATGACGCTGTAGTAGGTCGCCTCACGCTCGGAGTTGACAAGAATGCCCTGTGCCGCAAGCGCGTCGCGCAACGGCACCGTGATGCCAACATCGAGCGCATAGGGAGCGTCCAACTCGTCCGCACGCAACACGCGCCCATCAGTCAAGCGCACCATGCGACGGCGCTTCTCGACGCGCTCCCAGTACTCCGCAACACGCACGCGCATGGCAGAAGCGTCTTCGGACGTCGCGGCAGCTTCGTCCGCATCAAAGTCTACCGCCGCTGCCTTAGGATAGCGTGCGCGGAATGAAGCCTTCGCCAGCGTGCTGACGACAAATGCGTAGTCCCAATCGCTTGCGTCGAACGCAGTGCTGCTGGTGTCCCAATAGACACTCAAAGGATTCGCCACGCGCTCGATACGAAGCTCTTGGTCGAAAGTATCCGGCCCCGCGTAGTCGGACGTGATGCGGAAGAAGCCCATGCCGCAGGTCACCGCGTGTTCTATCGCAGTGTCGTATGCGATTGTCGCTTGGCTCTGCCGCTCAATCGCACGAATCAACCCGCCGATCACCTGCGCGGTGTCGTAATCGGCGTCACCGTCCACTGCAAGCACCTGAATGGATGGCTTGTTTTGTCTCGCGTCGTTAACAACTTGCCGGATGAACGTGGGCAGGCGATTCACGACGAGGCACGGTCGCCCCTCGCGCTTCCGCTGCGCCGCGATATCGTCCGGCCATTGCTGCGCAAGCCGCGCGAACCGGATGTCGTAAAGCGCATTCTCGCGAATTTCAGCCGACTCGGCCTCAGACTCAGCGAGACGCTCACGCGCCTCACGTAGGATGTCTCTGCTCATGCGTCATCCAAGCCATGCGTCATCGGTTGCCGCAGAGATCGGCGTCGCTGGCGTCGGCGCGCGGCGCGTCATGCGGGGGAAAAGCTCCGACAGGCCCCAGATGAGTGCATCGGCTCGGTCTGGCGAGCCTCGCCCCTCGTAGCCGCCGGCCGTCATCTGGCATAGCTGGTCCTCTAGGCGCGTGAAGGTGCCGACATGCGACACACGGTCTAGAGCGTAGAGCGCCGCGATCGGCTCGGCGCGCACATGCTTGCCGCGCGTGGCGGTGACCTCAATCACACGCACCTCGGGCCGCACACTGCGCAGGGTGTGCCGGCACATGTCGCCGCCCTGATTGCGCTCGATCACGATCGCATCGGCCTCGTATTGGTCCAGCGCCGCAATTGCCCTGCGCGCCCATTGGTCCGGCGTGCCGCGCATGCTGTAGTCGGCGAGGACGTAGCCGCGCCCGTCTTGGCCGAGGCCCACCACGACGATGCCATGCTCATCAGCGCCTGCGTCCGACGACGCGGCGGGGTCGATCGCCACCACGATGCGCGACATGGGCGGCGCTTCGTCGCGCCGGTTGCGATGGAACATCAGGCGATCCCACAACGCGCCAATCGCCACCGGCTCATATTCCCCGAGCCAGATATGCGCGTAGCGGTCGCGCGCGTGTTGCTCGTCATAGCGGCGTTCCTCGTCCAACTCGGCCGGGAACCATGGGTTGTCGCTGTAGAGCGCGCGCACAACGATGGCATCTTTTGGCGGCGTCGGACCGCGTAGCAGCGCATCTATTGGGTCGCTCGGGTGGCGTGGGTTCCACGATGCCCAGATTTCGGAGCCAGGAGCGCGAATCGTCGGGCGAAGAAGCTCAAGCGAGCGAGCAGAGAGCGTCTGCGCCTCCTCGATCCAAGCGACGTGCACTCCTTCCAGCGACTTGATCGATTCGGCAGTGTGGTCTTGCATGCCTTGAAACAGGATCACGCCGCCGCCTGGCGTGCGGATCTCGGATACCAGGACTTCGAAGCAATGGCCGACGCCAAGCGCCGCAATCTTGTCCTCGATCAAGCGCTTGGCCGACTCTTTCAGGGTCCGCTGCACCTCGCGCAAGCACACGGCACGGAGGCCAGGACGCGTGAGCGCGGTCTCGACCAATAGCGACGCGAAGAAATGCGACTTGCCGCTACCGCGGCCGCCCCATGCGCCACGATACCGCGCTGGCTTCAGCAGCGGCTCGAAAACGCGCGGCGTATGAATGCGGATCATTCCGCACTGGCGGCGGGCGGCTCGAGCAACGCAGTATGGGCGGAGGCTTCAAGCGCCGCAGTATCGGCCGCTGGACGTGCCGGATCGACGATGATGCGCTGGATCACGAGCGGCGCATCGTCAGCGCCGCGCACGGTGAGAGAAGGCTCAAACTCTCCGAGCATCTCCGCCGCCTTGATCAACAGCGTCGCCGCGTGCGGGTCTGTGGGGTCAAGCGCCTTTTCTAGCCACCTCTGGGCCAGATGTTCCGAATACGGGGCGAGATACTCGCGCATGCGCGCGCGCTTCCCTTCGCCATTGCGCACGCCGCGCGGGCGACCAGGACTGGGCGGACGTGTCGCGTCATAATTGCCGCGGGCTGGTCCGCCCCAGCCGCGGCCAGTGGCGGGCATGCCGGATCCTCGCGGGAACCGGCCGGTCTTGGGATCGCGTTCGGCCATAGTTGCGTGTTTCAGCAGCGCTTACCGCCCTTACCAGGCTTGCGCTTCATCGCTTGGATCTCCTCGGATGGAATTGCCCGGCTGCCTGCCATCGCGGGGTCATGGTGCCCTCGCCCGCGCCGCGTTGACGCCGCTGTGGCGGCGCTGGTCAGGCTCGATCCGCCACGCCGGGCGGGCAGCGGTTGGAGAGCGGGCGAATTGGAGTGCTGCTCTCGACAGATCGATGCAGCATTTATTGATAAAGTTCAATGAGTAAAGCCCGCGCGCGCCAATTTCCATGGCTGTGCAGACAAGACTTAATGGCAGATGAACCTGCCTTTATGCGGCCTGCGGTCCTCGCATTGCTGCGATCCAGCAGATCAGCCAATTTGGGTCAATATCGCTCTTTCAGTTTAAGAAGGCAAGTGTTTATTTTTAAAGGGTGCTGCATCGTATCAAATTGGACGACAGCAAAATGTCCAACGATTCGCACAGCAGTTCCTTCCATATTCGCAAACAAGCCACAAGCAACAATAACTTTGGATCCTGGCGGAATCATTTGTTTTCTTTTAATGTTCATGGTTAGTTCAGATTCCATGTCTTGTTCAAGTTTCCGCAACCGATCAATCTCTAGCTCAGAAAGAACAGCAACTTTCCCGAACGACATCAGAGGTCCAAGATAACCAAAACAAGACAACGATGACATAGCCGAAAGCACACCATCATCGCCATTGGCCTTGACAAATGCATAACCTGGATAAGCAGGACGACGCACCAGACGAGGTCGACGAACTCTGCTGTGCCTGACATAAACAGCAATCGTAGGTGAATAAACTTCAATTCCGCGCTCTGTGCATTTCGAGAACCAACGATCAAACTGAGAAGCTTTAACTCGCACGACCAACCAGCGGCTCATCGTCTCTCTTCTCCCCACAAAACAGCCAAAAGCCTTGGACCAAAAGCCAAGCGGACCAGAGTCCAAAGCAGCCAACGTGCGAATGGTCTCCTTTGGCCCAACGTTGGTCGCTGGAGACGATTTACAGAGCGTCCGTACTTACCTAGGCTCGATTGCCTGCACCCCATCCAGCGATCATCCCTGGGCCAAAGCGACCCATCACAGCACGGCGCGCCCCGGCACAACACAGCGCGCCCCGATCCAAGGAAGGAAGCGAAAGTTCGAATTCCGTCAGGCTCCAGATCGGATCTTTTCTCATTTTCCAACTTTCTATCGAGATTATAGAAGGGGAGAAAAAAGGGGGAAAGAA